CAAGCTGTGCGATTCTTTCTTTTGCCGGCTTGAGAAACGCCTCCATGATTTCCATGGGTTTTTTCTTGGTCAACTCGGTGATCTTGTCCTGGATGCGGTTGGCGGCTTCAAGCGCTCTCATGAAGCCGTCTCTCTGCATGATCCCAACCGGATTGAAAGACGAAATCGGAATGCTTCCGCCTTTTGCCGCCAAACGGGTGGCGTAAAGCATCAGGGCGTTGCCCTGTGAACCGTATAGCCTGGTCAAAGTCCGGTTGTTCTGGCGTTCCGTCAACGCATTCAACAATTCCTTTGGATCAATGTTCTGGCTTCCAAGTTTTCTCGATTGCGCCAACACGTCTTGGAGGTCGGCAGCCGCGACCCGCTTGCGCAGAGGCTCCCCACCGATGCGAAGAACGCGGTCCAAAGTTGCCATCTCTCCGTTTTGAGCAACCATGCGAGCGATTTTCACCGGGTCTGGAGGAAGGCCGTCTTTGATCTGCTTGACCAGATTCTCCATTGTAGCGTTGTTGAACTGCCTCATGTTTTTGGCATAAAACTCGTCTGCAAAATCAAGAGTCTTTGCGGCTTCCTTTAGGGAAGGAGAAGCTTCCGAATCGTGCAGTATTTTATCAACCTGAGAAGAAAGGTGTTTGTAAGCACCCTTTTTGAATTCAGGAGAAAGTTTGTCGGAATATGCCAAGTCCCGAAGCTGAGAACGCAAATAATGCGCTTCGCCGAAAGTCATTTCTGACCCGCCTTCCTCCCCTCCCGCCATACCAGCGATACGCTTTACCAAAACCGGAAATTGCTCTCTCAAATCTTTCGGCAGATTTTGCATGAACTGCGTCGCGGCTTCTCTGGCGGGCTCTGCGTTGACTCGCGAGTCCCCCGCGATCTCGTCTGCATAGTTGTAGAGTTCTGTGGCGTCTCTCTGTATCCCGTTGCGATATTCTATGATGCGTTTTGCGTAGTCCTCGGCGAGTGGGCCTTTCTTGACTTGCGTGGCGAGTTGGTCGAGCGTGCGCTTTCCTTGATCCAATGAAGTCTGTAAGCGAGATTGCAGGTCGGAGTATCTGGTTTTCAACTGTCGAACGGTTGCGTCCCGCTGCGCGATAGCGTTTTTGCCCTGCTGCTCCGCCTCGGACAAAATGGACGATCTTGCTCGATCGGTCGCACCTCTACCGGATTCCGCTTCATCTGCTGCCGCCGTCTTCAACGCTTGTCCTGCGGGTTGCGAAGAAACCGCAGAAGGTGTTTTCATGCGTTCGTATTCTGCGGCAGCCTGCTCATCTGTCATGCCTTGCTTTTTCATCGTCGCAATCGCTTGGTCTCGCGCGAACTTCTCTTCCGATTTCGCCGTGTAATCGGCGCCGTATAACCTGGATGACTCTACAACCCTTGCAATTCTCTTCGCGTCCGGAGCGTACGAAGCCGGATTTATGCTGTAGCCCTTTGAAACAAGGTCTCTCGCGACAGAAGCCTTCTCCGGATCGTATCCCAGAGCGCTTCGTAACGGCTTGGTCGCCAAATCCTTCGCCGATGTTCCAGCGGCTTTTGCGCCAGCGCCTACAAGTTTTCCGGCGCCTTCCAAAGCGCCGCTTTCCAAACCCTGCGTAGCCAGGTTGGCGGCCTCGCTGCCCATAGTTCGATCATAAAACCCCATGATGCCGAGAACTGCGTCGTTGACCCCCTGACCAACAACCGCCCCTCCAGCAGAGCCACCAACGGCTCCTGCTGGACCGCCGGCTGCCGACCCGGCCAAGGCTCCCGCAGCGCCGCCAATGACCGGGGCGGCATTAGCTGCCAATCCAGAACCGAGGTTGCTTCTGGGATAAACCTGCCTGCCGTCCTTGGATTTGATATAGAGACCATACTGATCTCTACCTACGTTGTCTTTTCCGTAGTAGCGGGACAAGATTTTAAACCGCTCTACGTCATTGGTCGCCATGTCGTACAGAGTTTGACGCCATCCAGGAAGCGACTGGCCTTGCTTCTGATAGGCGGGGGCGTCATGAGACCCCGACCGCAAATCGCGTGCGCGCTGCTGGTCATCAGCAGGACCAGATTGCGCGCGCGCCGCGGCCTCCTGGGGTGTCGTGGATTGGGCTGGTAAATCCGGGTTTTTCAGGAAGTCCTCGGCTTGCGAGCGAAGAGCCGGATCAAGCGGTTGCGAAGGTGCGCTTTGTTGCGGGCTTTTACTGGTCGCATACGCTTTCATCACTCGGTCGATTACCGAAGGATTGGTCCCGTCCGGAAATTGATGAATGCTGCCGTCTGCCGCTTGCGCCTGTATGGTCACGGCAGCCTGTTACCCTGCGCGTCATATTTGAACTGCGGAGAAGACATTGGCTGCGTTTGGTCCGATGATCCCGCCGCTTCGCCAGAAGGGTATTTCTTTAGGATGTGACCAAATTTCTGAGCCATCCATTTTTGCGCATTGTTCAGACTGTTCAGGGTTCTGCTCGGGTTATCCCCTGGTTGCAAGCCAAGAAGCAGCTTTTCGGCTTCTGACCTGTCTGCTTTTGTCAGATATCCGCTGCGCCCTACAGCGCCAAGGAGGCGGCGCCTGACCTCGACAAGATCATCGGCAAAAATTCTGTTCGACTGGTCTCCGCCGAGAGGTCCAGTCAATGTTTCGTAGCCTCGCTTTGCCATGCCCACCAAACCTACGCTTGCCGCTCCGGTTTGCATTCTGGTCTTGAGAGAATCTATGTCATCCAGGAGGCCGTTTATGTCGCTTGCGGTGTTTATCTCTTTCAATTCCTCAGCATTCGGAGGACGGTTCTTCTCCTGATAAATCTTGTCCTGCTCGCGCTGCGTGAATTCGTCGTGAAGGCGCCTTTGCTCAATGTCAAATTGCGTGCGCCGTTCGAGAAGGGCGTCTTGCCTCTGTTCGTCGGTTTGCGCTAATGCAAGCTTTCTGAACGCCAGATTGTCTGCGTGCTCTTGCGACCTCAAAGCAAAATTAGATTGCACATTGAGCATGTTATCTGCGTGTGTCTGCTCGCGATCTTTTGCCGCGCGCACCCTGTCCTGCTCGGCAAGCTGCGCTTTGACAACGTCAAGCTTGTCCGACCACGCTTTCTGCGCCTGCGGAAGCGCCTCTCGGGCGGCCGCCATAATGGCTTGCGGAGGTGTTCCAGGAGGCGCGTTTTTCGCCATTGCTCGCGCGATGGTTTGAATTGTCGGCGCTTGGGCAAGCAACGCAGACAGTGGATCGCCCGCGCCCTGCGGTCGTTGCTGAGGCTGCATCCCCGGTTGCATCGGCGGCTGCCCGCCACCCATGGGCATGGCGCCCGGCATCCCGCCCGGTGGTTGGGCACCAGGCATCGGCCGGGCGCCGGGTATCGGCGAGCCTTGCTGCGGCGATGATCCGCCCCCTTGGGGTCCGCCCGGCTGCTGGCTCACCTGATACGGCGCTGTCGCGGGGTCCTGCGGCGGGGGCGCGTCCTTCTGCGCGGCCTCGGCCATGTCGTAGTGCGCCCAAACCGCGTCTTTCTGGTTCTGCAACTGCATCTGCTGCTGCTGGAATTTTAGCTCCATCGCCGAAAGCTGAAGCTTCTGCTGCCGCTCCTGCTGCTTGGCATAGGCGTCGAGCGCGGTTCCGATGCCCGCCAGGAAGGAAAGCGCGGGCATCTAAATTAGTCCTCCAAGCCAGGAAATGCCTTGCCCCCCCAGAGTGCTATTCATTCCTCCGGTTCCAAGGCCCAGGATTGACCCAAGCCCGCTCCAAATACCCTGATTCTGCTGGTATTGGTCTTGATACTGGGACAACTCGTTCTGATACCCCTGGTTCGCCAGCCCCAAATACCCCTGCGCGCCGCTCTCCGCTGTGCCGTAAAGCCCCTGCTGGTTAGAGAGGGCGCTGAGATCGTTCTGGTTGATGCTGTTGGCCGTCGAGTAGGGCAGTTGACCGCCTTCCAGCGTCGCCGCGGCGCCAGAGCCCCCCTGCGCGGCGCCAGACGTGTAAGCGCCCTCAGCGCCGCTCAGCAGTGACCCGAAACCGCTGGCAGCCTGGCTCTGCCGAGCAAGCTGGTTGTTCTGCCAGTCGATGTTGAAGTTGCTGTTTGTCTGCCCCAGAACGCCCGCGCCGTATGGCGTCGAGGCCGTGCCGGTCGCGGCAAGACCCGCCAGCGTCTGTTGCTGCACCTGGTTCTGCGTTCGCGCATAGAGCGCGTTCTGCGGATCAAAGCCCGCTTGCAGGATTTGCGAGGCGTAAGGAAGCGCCGCGTTGCCAGCGCCGTAGAGCGCGTTCGAAGCGCCTGTCGCGTTGCTGCCGAGGGCCGTGTATTGCCCGCCAGCCGTCCCGGCAGCACCCTGATACCCACCCGCGAATGGGTTGCTCAGGATGTTCTCCGTGTAGCCCTGACCCTGCCCGGCGAGCCCTTGGATCGCCCCTAAAGACGATCCGTAGACATTGTTCGCCTGCCCGAAATTCGAGTATTGCGGCGCATGCGGAACGGACGGGCTGCCCAAGGGCGGGGTTTCCTACTCCAGATACGCCGAATGTAGCACTTCCACCGCCGGCAATCCAAGCCGTTCCAAAATCCGGCTCGGCGTGGTCGTTTTTCCGTCTCGAAGCCTGGATTTAATCTGAAGTTTGCACGGTCGCGGCACCGCAGCTTTGAACGCGGAAACCGTCCTCCACCACACCAATCCGCGATCTGGCTCATCTGGAACCACCCAAATCGTATCCTCCTGGATGTAGAGCGTGGATCGGTAGCGCGCCGGTCGATGAAAGTGGGCGGGAATGTAAGACACCAGTTTTTCAGCCCGCCGGCCGACGAATGCCCGCCACCGCCCTTCCCGCTCTTGGTCCAGATACGCCTCCCAATCGACATCAAGGGGCACTGTATCGTGGTCGAGCGCGATTTCCCGCCAATGCTGACGCACCAGCAGGTCGAGATTGTCGTTATCCAACAGTATCGACAATGGCTCCCACTGGAAGGTCAGCGGCGGGAGGTTCGGCATGGATCACCATGTGGTAGGAGGGGTGCTGACCCCAGTTTGTCTCGCAGCGCCAAGTCTCGCCGTTGCACCACCACAGGCTTCCGACCCCCATCGACACGCTTTCCGGACCGCGATGCTCCACCACTCCGGGGTTCGTGACAAGCGGGATGCGGAACTCAAAAAACCCACCGTTGGCGATGCGCCAAGCGGACGGTCCGCCCGGCGCGCGGCGCTGAACTTCGGCTGTAATCCTCAACTGGTCGCCGCGCGGGATGAGCTTTCGAGCGCGTGCGACAAGAGAGCGCCCGGAGCGCCAGCTTTCGTCCAGCAGGAACGTGTCAGCGCGCCCGGATTGCAGCCGGTGAAGCTGGGCCACCGCATCGAACGTGTCGAGGAACCCAAGGCACCGAAAGTTAGGCATTCCGCGGGCCGGGCGCCTTGATCATCGTCGGAGTCCCGGTGCGCGTGGCGGGCTTGGTGCTCGTGGTCTTTGGGATCCACGAAGTGGATTTGTCCGACGACGACACCTGCCCGTTCGGGCCCGCTTTTTTCATGGTAGTTCTCCTTTAAGTGTTACCACTCTATCAGGCCATAGCCTGGCGATCCATTGCCTCCAGCAGCCGTTGGTGACCCGCCGCCGCCGCCAGCGCCGTAACCAGCGCCCGCCTGGCCGGCGTCACCCGAATCTATCCCCGATCCCCTCGAACCGCCGCTCCCAAACAAGCTGCCGCCGCCGGAGCCCGGAATCGTGATCGGTGCGCCAGTCTGGTAATACCCATACTGTCCGTCAACGCCGCCCGCCCCGCCTGCCGCGCCGCCAGGGGTTGGCGACGCATTTGTGCCCTCCGATCCACCTGCGCCACCTGGGCAACTGACCAGAACCACGAAACTGGCCGATTCCATTTGCGTAAGCCCGCCCGCGCCGCCAGCGGCGCCGGTGGCACCCGCGCCGGCAGCGCCGATCGTCACGGAGTATGTTTGGCCAGGCACGACGTTGACCAACTGCTTTTGGACACACGCCGCGCCGCCGCCACCGCCGCCACCTGCGTTTCCTGGTGCCGAGCACGCGCCGCCGGCTCCGCCGCCACCGCATCCGCTGAAATAGGCCTGGGTGACATTGGACGGAGCCGTCCACGTCCCGGTCGAGGTGAATTGCGCGAATCGGGCTGTCACGGTCGTGGATGGAGGCGGCAGATTGACCAGAGAGAAACCCGGCGCAGTGGTCGAGTTGTTCCAGGTCACAATCATAACCTGGCCCGCGGCAACGCTCGTGATCAGGTTGCCGAAGCTGTCATAGAGCGTTGCGTTGCCCAGGCCGCCGGTCGAGCTCGTCACATCGTTGATGCTAAAGCTCGTGGCGCTCTCGGCCGCTGGGGCGACAAACAGATACGTCGTGCCAAGCTGGTACGACTGAACTGTGGGCGACGAAGACAATCCGGTGATTGAGAAAACGCCAGAAGCATAGCTGCACGTCGCCGGGATGATGGTGCCGATCGCAAGGCCGAGGGCTGTGATCGCAGCTTGCGCTGTAGTCGATCCGGTGCCGCCGTTGGCCACCGTGACCGGAGTTGTGGGGATCGACAGCGAATTCAGAGCGTTGACCAGCGCAGCAAAATTTGCGTTGACCTGCGCGGAAGAGATCGGCGTTTGTCCGGGCGAGAAGGTATTTGGAACTCCAAAAGTCGTCATCAGTTTTGCCCCGACTGGATTTGCTGAGTATATCCCAAAATCTGATATTCAGCATAGAGGTTGCCGACGCGGAACCCTGTTTCAGACGTGCCAGACGCCTGAAAGCTTGCTTGCTTGAAAACAGCAGGCGTCTCCCAATAAAGCCACCACGGCGATATTCCGAGAAGCGATCCATCCCAAGGCGTGACATCCCAAGTCGAGACGGACGCAGGACCATCCCACTCTGATACCAGTCCAGTAGCCGTCACGGATGAAGACACGATATCGTTGTCGTCTGTGTCGTAGAACCCAACTTCGACAACCGGCGAGTTCCCAATGAACTGCATAGCCAAAGTGGTTACGATAACAGCGTTATTGGCAAGGTTTTGATTATCGGGCAGCAGCACGGTCGAGTACGACCAAGCCATTGGTGCGCCGAACTCAAGATATGAGTCGGTCGAAGACGGAATGGCGTTAGACTGAAATAACCCACCGTAAAACAGTGGTTCAGTGACAACCAGACTGATCTGTTTATCGACCTTGACTTGAGAGGAACTCGGAGACTCGACAACAAGCACGATCTGCTTTGCCAAAGATGTTTCGGTTGGAATATTTGAAATGTTGTAGCCCAACGCCGCAAATGCAAACGCCCTTTTGGCGATAGCCTGCTGTTCCTGATAAAACTGTATGCAGTTGAGGCTTGTGAGAGTGCTGTTTCCCCCTATCGTAACGTTTGTCCATGTGGACGTGTTGCTTCCGTCAGTGAGGACGACAGTCCCGAAGACAAATCCGCCCGAAAGAGTTTCCGCAGTAATTGTTCCCTGGTATTGAGTCGTAAAAGTGCTGCCGGCAGTGTAGGTTCCAGGGTAGACATAGGTGCCATTGCTGCTCGATCCTCCTGTCAGTGTGCCGCCTCTTGTGACTGCACTCATTGTGAAGGCTGAAGAGTTCCCCGAAAAATTCAGCGCAAGAGCGGCGAAATATGTGCTGCCTGGCGGAGTGCCGATGCCATCAGGTTGCGGGTCTCCAAAAAACCCTATTGAACCCAAGCCGAACGTCACACCTCCTGAGTTGATCGCGACCGTTTCGTCCAGCGTTTCGAACACCAGAACCTGCACGGGGGCAAAAACGCCATTCTGATAAGGCGTAGTGGTCCCTATTCCGGCGTCGAGCGTTCCGGAACCTGAGAACTCAATCACGCGAGCGACTCGTAGCCGGACTCAAGCGTGGTAGAATTCAGGATTGCGTCCGTCCATTGCGCGCTTGTAGAAGGACAGGTGTCGTAAAAAAACATCAACTCTGCGAAAGATGCAGGTAAAGACTTTTGGGAACTGAAGAACTGTGTCCCGGAAATGAACTTTACCGAAGCAAGGTGTGTCAACGTCCCGCCGCCCGACGTGCAAATCAAACTGTCGGCGACGGTGACAATCTGGTGCGCGCCCGCAGTTATTCCGCTCATCTTGTATCGCTGCACTTGGTTGGCAGAAGCGGTGTAATCAAAGACGGCGCTGTTTTGAGAGAAGCCGTTGACGTTGGTGTACGCGCCAGTCCATTGGTCTAAAGTCCCGGCCGCATTGGCTGCCGTGGTGACAAGGCTGAAATTCTTGGTGCTGCTGGGGCTGCACATGACCTCGGACCAGGAGCCTTCCGAGATCGAGCCGCCACCGGAAGCAATGCCCCACCCCGAAAAGCGATAACCGCCCAAAGAAGTCGTCCCGTCCGTCGTAATGTCCCCTGCATAGGTGAATACCTGAGAACCATTTATATAGACGGTGAGTGAACCGGAGGTAGAATAGTTGAAATTCACGTCGAGCTTGTCTGGTAACGCTGGCGTCAAAGAAAAACTGGACGAAGACGTTCCAAGCACAGTGGCGGTGCCAGCAGCATTGTATTTTGTGACGGTGAAGTTCGATGTGACAGACGCTCCGTTCGTCGGAGAGAACCCGATCCGAAGGACGCCTGATGAATCGACCAAACCGAAAAAAGTGTTTGCCGTCGCTCCGGTTATCGGGGTGCCAAAATATACGCGGGCGGAGGCCCACGCCGTGCTCTGACCGCCCGCATTCCAAAGGCGCTGCATGTAGGGGACGCCTGAGATCGCACCGCTGATCGAAATGCCATACCTGGCATAAATCGCGCCCGCATTGGCGGTGGTGCGGTATCTCCCGGCCGAGGTGCTCAGCGTAACCCCGCCAGAAACCGCGCAGTTGTAATAGGTGAACTGGCCGTCTTCCGCCGCCACGTCGTACATTGCTGGCAAGGCTGGCCTCCTATCCGGTAGGGTTCATCGCGCAGATGAAGGTGTTGAGGTAGGCGGCCATGAAAGAAGTCGGCAGGCTGTGTGGTCCGGTCCAGGCTTTCAGGCTGAAGTTATACCAGAACTCCACCGTCGCGCCACTTGTGACCGCGCTTTGCCGGACGGCGATGCGCAGTGTTTCGACATTGTAGGCCGCGGCCATTCTCGAAGGCGCCACCGCCTGCTGAAACGGCACGCACACCCCGTCACCGAAGGCGCCGATCGGATCGCCGACGTTCGCATTGAAGTCGATGATCCGCAGTCCATCGGGAGCCACGAAAGCGAGGCCCGCGGGTGTTGGAACCAACGTGCGGGGCGCCAGCGTGCCGGTAGCCACGTTAAGCGTGTTGGTGTCCCACGCGCTCGGCGTGCCGCTGTAGTCGCCGGTGACCTGCCAAATGTTGGACACGCCCTTGAAGACCATCAGGCTCTGGATGATGCCGCCGTTGACGTTGTTCAGAGGCAGCCCGGCCAGTGCCGTGATCGGATTGGTGTCTCCGAATGTCAGAACCTGGTTCGCATTCGTCCTCTGAAGTGGAAACAGGACGTCCGACGCCTCTGTGGCGTTGCCAACGGCGTAGTACGCGCGGTCTCCGAACACCGCCACGCCGCTCGGAACGCCGGCAAGCGGGTTCGTCGCGATCGTGCCTGAACTCCATACCGGCGCCGCAGGGTTCGAGATGTTCATCCAGCCGATGTAGCCGTTTCCGGGGCCGGTAAAGCCCGGATGTATCAGCAAGACATAGGTCGAGCACGTTGCCATCTGCGGCGGCGTCCAGTCCCCAACCGTGGACTGCGCCAGCGGGCAGTTGAAGCCTGGCCTTGCTCCGCTCACCGGATAAACCAGAGCTTGGGTTGCCAAATTGTATGCAAACGGCACGTCATAAGCGCCGGAGGTGCACATGCCGTAAAGCCACGACCCCAGGATCAGGAATACCGTCACGCCCCCGGTTGTTGGCGCGGAATTGGCAAACTGGATCGAGGCGGGCCGAGGGACAAAAATCCCCCGGGTGCTAGAGTCAGGAATCAGATTGGCAAGAGACGCCATGTCGCCCGGCCGGGCGTTGGTGCCGTCGATGGCGTCAACCAGTCCGCGCGGCCTCCATGTGAGCGTTCTGGCGCCGCGGATCGGCACGCATCAGCCCCAAATCTGCTTTGTGTCGCGCAGGCTGCTATAATTTCTGCCAAACCGCCTCCGGTCCATGGACACGGTTTTTGCCCTCCCTTCGTCGTCGTTGGTCAGCTTCAGGAAGGCCTCCATCTGCTTTGCTGCAAGCGCCTCAAACGTGGTGATCCTGGTGTCGTCGGTGATCTGCATCAGCATCGCGGTCAGTTTGAATTGCAGATATCCCTGGTTCGGAAACCACGGGATTGTCGTCGCAAAATTGGTGATGTCAGGCAAAATCCGCCGATATTGCACGAAATAGGTCAGCGCAAGGTTGGCCGGCGGCCACACATACATCAGCGCGTTGCTCGGCGGCTCCTGGCCTTGCGGCGAAATATCCGTGGCAAAAAGCTCGGGCAGGGACGAAAGCCCAGACTGCTGCACCTGCTGGCGATATTCGATCAGGTCAATGCTGATCATGGGATAGGATATGCCATTATAGACATACCATGCGCCGTCGCGCTCTACTCTCTTATAGTCGAGCGGAAGCGTGTAGGGACCACTGCCGTTGCCCGATCCGTTATCGACGTTGAACGTGCCGGTTGCGAGACCGCGGCAAAGGTCCAGGTCAGCCGTGTCGGCAAGATCGGCGAGCATCATGTTCATGAACTGCTGCGCCTGGGTGGTGAAGCCCGGCGCTTTCGCAGATTGCAATGCGAGGCTGATGATGCCGCTAGCCGTCAGCGGCAAGTGAAGCCTCCAGGTCGCGGATTTCCGACTCCATCGCCGCGACATCCGAGCGCAGCTTCGCGGCCGTCACGTCGTTGTCGGCGCGCGCCCTGGCCCGCTCTTCTTCGGCCTTCGCTTGCTCGTCCCGAAGCGCCTTCACCCGACCGATGGCTTGTGGCGACGGCTTGTAATCGCCTCGTTTTCCCGATCGCTCCCAGGCGGCGGCGTCGTCGGTCGAAGCCTCGTCGATCAGCTTGGCGCGGCGCTTGGTGTTGGCCTGGAAATCGTCTTCGGCGCGCGTGAACTGGCTGGCCGTCCACACGTCGGTCTCCTGCCGCGCGGCAATCTTCAGCCGAAGCTCCTCAATGCGATATCGCGCTGCGACGCGTTTGGCGCCCTCGTAAAGAGCGTCCAGCACCACCGCTCGGTCTTCGGGCGACGCATCGCGGTCATAGTGCGTTTGCAGCGTGAGCTGAGCCTTGTCGGCGACCTGGATGACCAGGGACACCCCAAGGGCGACCGCCGGGGCGGCTTCGAGAACGCGCGTGCTCATGCGGCAAGCGTCATTGCGAGGGATGCGCCGGTGACTGCGCCGGTTTTGCCGTTGATGATCTGCGGCTTTGGTCTCTTCCGGTCCTTTTCCCGGCCTCTGCTCATGCGGTCATCGTTCTCCCAGGCTCTTGCCTGCATTTCGTGGATGCACATGGCCACGGATTCCGGAACATTCTGGTAGGTCTGCTGATCCCACCAAAGCCGGCCGTCGATGGAAAGGGCGGGCACGGGCGCCACGCTTTCGGGCAGGTTGAGCGTGATGGTGTAACGCGGCTCATCCTGCTTCGTCGGCCCGGTCTTGGGCGTGAGCCCACGCGCGATACGTTCCTCTCGCTCGGCTTCCTCCAGCGCGTCGGCGAAGAGTTTGTCGTGGATTTCCTTCGCAACCTTGGCGCGCGCGGCCTCGCGAACCTTATCCCACTCTTCTGGGCTCAGGCCGGCAACCTCGGGTGCGGAAATCGAAGCTTTTTCGATCATGTCAGTGTCCAACTGTTGTTTGCGGCGATGCTCTGGCCTGAAATCAGGATCGGCCAGCCATTCAAATCCCATGCGAGCACGTCGCCGGGACGAACCTTGAGCTCTCCGCGCCCTGGAATAATGAGATTCCCGAGAAGTTGGAGGCTTTGGTAGGCATGAAGATTGGTGTTGTTGTCGTAGATGATCGCTGCGTTGAAGGCCGCAACGTCGGCGGGCGTGTAATGCGCGGCCGTGACCGTCGCCGAGTTGCGCTGGATCGCCGTGAGTGTGGTGGCGGTTTTCGTCACCAGCGTTCGTGTGCTCATCAGGGCTGTCCCGTCGCCCAGCCTTGCAGGGTCGCAAGGGACACGGTGCCGAACTGCGCGGCCATCAGCGACCCGAACGTCGAGCAGGCGGTGTTGACCTGCGCGGCGGTCAGCGTGCCGTCCGTCGAGACGATGACAGGAACGCCGGTGGGATTGTTCCCTGACGGCACTGCGCCAAGGCCGATGTCGAGTTGCAAGGTCTGCATGCTCGGCACCGTCATCGGTCCCGCACCTTCTGGAACCCATGCGGCATTGACCTGCCCATAAATCAACCAAGCCATTCGCTTTGCTCCCGATCAGCCGAACGTGGCCGTGAAGTTGGAAACGCCCTCGATACGCGCGCCAAACTGCTGGTTGGTGATGACCATGCCCCAGAACTTCTTCCAGCCGATGACCCGCTTTTGGTTGAGAATATCGGCCTTGTCGGCGTTCCTCAGGTAGAACATTTCCAGGCCCGACAGGCTGATCATGCTGTAATAGTCGCGGCCGAAAACGAACGTCGGATACACCGACAAGCCAGTGGCCGGCGCTTGCGGCGGCACCTGCTGCGGACCGATGCCGGTCAGCAAGATCGTCGTGCCGGGCGCAATCTGCGTGGCGACGCCGTTATACGGGCCGCTTTGCGGCGCCGCCGTGCTGCTGGTCAGCGCCAGGCTGCTGATACCGGCGGCAGAAGTGCCGATATAGACGCTGTAGATGTATCCGGGAGTGCTCGGCAGGACGTAGGTGATGGCGTTCTGCGTGCCGCTGGTCGTCACCGCCGAATCGACTTGGCAGATATAGGACTCGTACTGGTTGGTGTTGTTCTGCCCGGTGACCTGAAGGTAGTAGGTCGTGGAAACGGCAAGAGCACCGCCGGTGGTGGCGGTTCCTCCGTTGACCGCAGCAACGCCGGTCCAGAACGGCACCATGTTCGATTCGCAGAAAGTGACGCCGCGCCACTCTCCGACCTCGAAATTGTAGAGTCGGTTGATGTCGGAATAGCTCCAAGCCGTCTGCACAGTCGGGCTTTCCGAAAAGTCGGCGGCGACGAGCGGATGGCACACGGCGACGTAGTGGCTGTGGGTCCGCGGGTTCTCGCTTGCGCGCGCGCCACCGGACTTGATGTCCACCATTTCGTCGGTTTCTTCGTCCCCGTTGAAACGGGGCGCGCCGATGGTTGCCAGTGCGGCCACCGTGCGGTTGACCGTGTGGGGATCAAGAACGTCACCGGCCACCAGAGCCGCGCGAGAACCACGCTGGTTGACGAAATTGACCTGGGTGCCGCCGCCAAGCGTGAGATAGGACTGCCGCTCGTCGGTCTCTGCGATCTGCAACGCAAGCAGCTTGGTTGCCTCTTTGAAGAGCGGATGGAAAATCTGCATTTCCGCGACATCGGTGATCGTGACCGCATCACCCCATTGCTGAGCGACGCCGGTGACCTGTCCAACAGTCATCGTCTCGCCGTTCGGAGGCACGCCCTCGGCGAGCGGCGCGCTCGGCAGAGGGAGGCGGTTGTAGCGGGTCGCGGTCCAGGTGTTGCCGTAACCGTCGGGCAGATTCACCTTGTTGGCGAACTGATACGCGACAAGTTGCCGGCGCGTCAGCGGCAGCGTCTTCTTTTCGATATAGTTGACAACATCGCTGCGAAATTGGCTGGATGTGTTCGTGACGGCCATTTAACCCTCCGCTGGACGCGGAGAGTTCCCCGCGTCAGATAAACTTGCCCTTCAACCGCCGCTCAAGCGCCTCGAGACTATCGTCGTTGCGCCGACCTCTTGGCTCAGGTGCGGTGTCACCGCCGGCGCCGCGTCCCGACACCGTCTGACCTGCCACCCTTGCCGCACCCGCGGCCTTTTGCTTTTTCGTCTCTGACGACGCTTTGTTCAGAAAAGCGTTGCCGATCACCCATTTCAGCGCCTCGGACCGCTTGACCTGGTAACCGTTCGCAGCCTGCTCGGCGACGACACGCTCCACATCTTCGGCGTATTTCTTTGCGAGAGGCTGGCTGGCCTGCATCGCTTGGTAAGCCGCCCGATCCGCCGAGTCTGCCGTTTCACGCCTGAGAGCCGCGATCTGGTCCGCGAACTGCCGCCCTTGCTTGTCGAGCAGGTATCGACTGGCCTGGATCGGGTCCATGAGCGATAGACGCTCATCTTCCTGGCGCTGCTGCTCGGCAAGCTGTGCGGCCGTGGGCTCTGCCGGACGTGGCCTGACGGAAAGCTGACGTTCAAGCGCGGCTGCGCTCTCTTCCGCCTCTTTCGCCTTCCTGAGTGCTTCCTGGACCCGGCGTTCTGCCCGGCCCGGCTGGCTTACTCTTCGTCCTTCTTGCCCTTGCGCCCGCGCATCATCGCCTTGGGCATCTTCCTCTCGGCCTTCGGCTCCTTGCCCTTCATCGCCATCGACGCCTTCTTCATGCCCTTCTTCGGCTTCTTCACCGGGTAAATCCTCCAAATCAGGGTCGGAATACAGGTCGTCTTCGGTTGTGTCGGACATCGGCGCTCCACGGGATACGTGACCCGGATCGAGGTGATCCGTGACGGGGATCAGGCGAGGGCGTCAGCCTTGCGAGACAAGATGTTGCGTGTCAAGCCCGTTTTGTGCACGCTAGGCAAGATTTTTGTCGGGAGGGCCGTATGGTCCGGTTGTTTTTGGTCGGCGCATGGACCGGCATAATGTGCGGATTCGCGCTCGCGCAACCATACCAGCAATATCAAGGTGCGAATGGGCCGATCCCTTCCGTTGTAACCTTGTGTCCTCCGAGCAACGGAAGTTCTGCTGGGCCTCCGGTGCCGTGCTCCAGCAGTGGCGGCGGTTCCAACTCCGCCGCCGTAGCCCCAGGCGCCGCCCCAACCGCAGGCAGCGTCACCGCGTTCACCAATGGCAGCGGCTTGGCCGCGCTGGTCACGCCATCGGTCGGACTTCCGGTCACAACAGCGCCCTCGACGCTTACGTACCAAAGCACACCCAACGCCAGCGTGAGCACAACCTCCGCCGCGCTCATCATCAATTCCCTCGCCTTCAACAGCACAAATTTCAAAACCATGCAGTTGTGCACGTCGCTGACCAGCACGGCAAACGTCTACGTCAATCCGACCGGCGGGACCGCGGTCGTCGGACAAAACATCTACATCGCGTCGGCCGGCGGCTGCGCGAACTTCGGCACTGCTGCGTTGCCCATGCCCACTGCCTCGGCGACCGCGATCACTGATGGTGTCGCCGCGCAGACGCTTTTGGCTTCGGGGGGTTAGGGGTATGCGAGTTCTTTGTATTTCGGCGGCGCTGGCGCTACTCCCGGAGCTGGCTCGTGGACAGAGTTCGCGGCCTGCCATTCCGTTTTCCTACATCGGCGCACCGAATGGCGTCGCCGGCCTCGGCGCCAGCGGCACGGTCCCGCCGGCGCAACTGCCGGCGGCCACGACGAGTTTGCTGGGCGTAGTCAAGCCAGACGGCAATACCTGTACGATCAGCAGTGGTCTTCTCGTATGCGCCGGAACTGCGGCAAACGTGGGCATATCGCCAACAGCAGCCGCGCCACACGTGTCAGGTGATCCGACCACCGGGTTCTACTCCGCTGGCGTCGGCCTCATGGACGTGGCCGCCAATGGATCGCAACTTGTCGAATTTTCGAATGCCGGTTTAAACCTCACAAACCAGAATACCAGCATTTTGTTCAACGGATCGCCGTTTCTGCATCTTGGGCCAACCGCGCTTTACCGGGAGGGAAACTACGTCGGCCCCCGGGCGGGCGTAACATTGATCGGCACATCAGGAAGCGGAAACGGTTTGTATGGCGCCGGCCCGGACAGTCTTCGTTTTCTGGTCAATGCTTATGCCGAAACAGTGGCTATAGGCCCCTACACGGGTCAATTTATGAGCCAAGGCAACGCCAACGCGCTCGTTGGCGAACACGTCATGGGATTTGACGACGGTTCATTCTTGTCGCTGCTTGGCCAAGACGCTGAGCGTGATACTATGGGGACACAAAAAGTAGAAGCTCTAGGGGCGCAAACGGTAGAGGATGGAATAAACCTCGTCAGCGTTGTGGCGATAGGGTATCAGACCCTACACGGGAGCGCTGGATATCTACAGTTCGTCGGGACTTTTCACACTGGCGATATCTATACGATCTCTTTTGCCACCACGAACCCGCAAGTGCTTTCTGGAAACGGCTTTTCCCTGAATTATACCATAAAAAGCAGCGATACGTTGTCTACTATCGCAAGCTCCGTCGCCGCGCAACTTCCGAACATCAATGCCTACGTTGCGGGTTACGATCCGCTCGGCGCAATCCAGGTGGACAGCACCTTTTATGGTAGCCTGACAGCGGGCGATGCAGTTCGGCTATCCTGCTCGGTTAGCTGCCCATCGGCCGGCCCAAGCAGCATATCCGGCACGACCACCTTCTACGCAATAAAGCCGGTTTATACGAACACGAACGGAACTTTGACCGGCGTGAGCAACGCGATCAACATCGCGTCCACACAGGCTAATGCAACTGCGGTTCCTCCAATTCCGGTCTATATGACAAGCTCAGGAAGCGGCACCTTGCAGGTGGTTGACACAAGCAACTCTACCACGAGCGTTTCCGCCAGCACCGCGCTGATACCGAACTATATTGTCAATTATTTTAACGGTGCCTATGACCTAAATCCCCTGAGTGCGGAGAACAACACCCAGCTTCTCGGTGCGGCGTCTACCCTTACCCCTGGCCTTGTGCAGTTGCACTATCCAGGTGCCGGCACCACCGATCATGTGGTTACCGCTACGGGAGCAGGGACTCTTTCAGGCGCGGGGACAAATACCGCCTTGGGTTGGGCTCTTACTCCATCAATTTCCTGCACGGGCTCCTGCACAGGCACCGTGAGCATAGGCCCTCCGTTTCAAGGGTCTCAGCTTGTCGCAATCGGCGACTACATTATGCCTCAATACAACATGATCTCTCCGTCGCAGGACGTGATTATCGGAACACAAGCCGCGTCTTATGCGTCTGGCAGCCCTATCGATGAAGTGTGCATAGGCGCTTCCGCGTGCCAAAGCCTGAGCACCAATAGTCATGAGATAATTATAGGCTTTCAGGCCGAGGACACCGACGTTAGTGGCAGTAGCAACGTCCTCATCGGCGACAGAATCAACGGCCTAACAAGCGGACAAAACAACATAGTTTTGAGAACAGGAACTAACGGGTCGAACGACACCTGCATCACAACAGGCGGCAGCAATATCGAAATAGGGAGAGCTGTATGTGTTGCCTCGCCCACCGCAAGTGCTCAACTTGACATAGGCAGCACGCTGTTCGCTACAGGAATTTCAACCACAGGCACGGTCATATCGTCTAAAGTAGGTATAGACTATGCGGCACCTGACGAAATACTCTCGATCGGCGCACCCACAGGTGGCGCGCATCTGGATTTCAAGCAGACCACCGCGCCAACACTGGCTTGCAACGGGACAGGCACGGCAGCGCTCGCAGCTAATTCATCGGACGCGGCTTTTTCAGTTACAGAAGGAACTGCAACAACAGCTTGCACACTGACATTCGCGGGAGCTTATTCAGTAGCCCCAGTGTGCGAATTGATCGTTGCTAACGCCAGCACTGGCAGCCTGACTTATGTTTCCGCTGTGGGCTCAATCACCTGGGCAAACACCAGCGCTACCTCCGATATCGTCAACGGACAATGTTTGTAAGGATCACTATGAAGCGCCTAACCATCGCCGCCTTGCTGCTAGCAACACCCGCACTTGCGCAGCCCGCCGCCCCTCAGGCTCCCTCGGACCGCGCAATGGCCGCTGCTGGCAACCTGATGCTTTTGCAGGCGGTCGACGGCCAGGAGAAAGCCATAGCGACACTCCTGGACGCCAGGCAGCAGGTGCAGCAGGCCCAGGCGCAGCTTGCCCAGGTGACGCGCGAGCGGGACGAGGCGCGGGCGGAATTGGCGAAGATCAAGGTTGTGCCGAAAAAGCCGTGACGCGCTACAGGAGTCTGAAATGAGTGCGGGCCTGAAAATTTTTACCCTCGACACACCGCGAAACACGGCGGCGCCATTACATGCGTATGATGCGTCTGGACGCGAAAGAAAAGGACGGTTCGCCGTGGTGGAAAAAAACGGCGAACGGGCTTCGTTGACCGACAAGGCCATGGTGGCGCTGATCGGCGGATGGCTCGGCATCGCAATCCCGGTGGGCACGCTGCTGTGGAACGCGAGCGCGGATCATCGCGAACAGGCCGACAACAACGCGCAAGCGATTGTGGCTGCGCGGGAAGCCAAGGACGCGGCCACCAGGAACGCAGGGCTGATCGTGGACCTGATGAAGCAGTTAGACGCGAAAACCCAGGCGGACGAAGCGCGCATGCGGACGATGGAGGACAACATCGTGGGCCTCGGCGCGATCGTCCAGAAGCTCGCGGCGAAAGTGCACGTGCAACCCTACGTCAGTTGCTGTATGGCTGGCACCCCCTGCCGCTACGGCGAGGTGCACTGCAACCCCCCAAACGGAGCACAATAGCATGTCAGAGACATCATCGGGCATAGGCTCGATCAACAACCAGTTTCCGCATGTCCAGGCTCGATTCGATGCGGTTGCCGATTTCACGCTGCTTCCTGGCGATGACGGGCAGGCATTCCACATCACGCCAGGCGATTCAGGCGGCGAAACCAGCTACGGCGTAACGCTCGGTTTCATGTCGGACTACCTTGGTCGGCATGCCACGCCGGACGATCTTCCGAAGACAGAGTCGGACGCTCGGCCGATCTATTATCAAATGATCTGGATGCCGATGCGGCTGGACGAAATGCCTGTCGGCGTGGATCAGATGGTGTTTGATTTTGCTGTTCTGGCTGGGGTTCAGCAGAGCGCGAAGCTGCTTCAGCAGGTCGTGGGAGTTTCTCAGGATGGCGTGATCGGCCACGTCACCCTCGACGCGGTAAAGACAAAACCTTTGGGGCTTCTGATCTGCCTTCTCGAAGCGTTTCAGGCCGCGCATTACGCAAGCCAAGCGGCCTACCGGAAATTCGGCAACGGCTGGCTGGAACGGGACGCGCGGTGCTTGGTGTCCTCAATAGAGGCTGCATATGCCTCAGCCCAACAAAAGGAAAGCACTTAACATCTTCCCCTCCCTAAAGGACGGGGATTTCCACCAAAGGAAGTTCTCGCTTCACCGCCTGCTTAACAGCAGGCTCCACGACCGGAGTTTCAGCCTGCTCTGGCGTCGGGCTAAGCGCGAAGGTGAAACCTCTAAAAATCATATCAAGTTAAATATCACGTTCAACCCCAAAAAGCAAGAAAGGCGCGCTTTCCTCCCCGGCCTAAACGCCAGGGTTTCCAGCGCGAGTGTCACATGACACCGACCCCCGACCCGTCTCTGACCACACTCCTGACCAGTCTTGGACTGGGCCATTACGCCGCCGGTATTGCCTCGCTGATGGCCCTGGCTGGCACAATCTTGCCGCAGATCATGCCGTTTCTATCGGTTCCCACGGCGGTATCGAGCGGTTGGTATCGGGTGGCGTATGGCGTGCTGGCGCGTGTGACCGGCAACTACCACAACAACGCGCCCGTCACCCTAGCCGGCGCGCCGGCGGGCGGTATTGTTCCAGTGCACGAGGTGCAGCAACCATCCGTCACCGGCCAGGCGCTGATCGCCACGTTGCCCAGCCCACAGCAGGAGCAGAAACCATGAACCCCATCGTCATCATCCTCGCCGCGGCCCTTGCCCTGACAGGGTGCGCCAACACGCCCACCAGCTACCAGTCGCAACTCACCGCGCTCGCCGCCGGGGTGCCGGTCCTGGAGGCCGCGCTGGCCACGTATCCGGGGCTGGTGACGCCCGCCGTCGCCAAGGCCGAGGGCAACCTAAACACCGCCCTGGCCGCGCTCCAAGCCTCGCCGGCGCCCACGTCGGCTGCGGCTGTGGTGACGGACATCCGCGCCGTGGCCGCTGCCATGCCGGCGAATGTGTTGTCTCCGGCGCACCAGGCCGAGCTATCCGCTGCGCTGGCGCTCGCTCAGGTGATCGCTGGGGCGCTTGCGGGGACGCCTGCTGCGTCATAGGTTACTCAACACTAGGCCCCGCTCAGTCAACGCCTCTGACCTACAAGGCCGCGAACGAAGGCGTGCCGCTTGTCGCCGTCGACCCGCGCAACACGAGCCGCACTTGCCCGTGTTGCGGCACCATCGATAAGCGCAACCGCCCGGATCGCGACACATTTCGGTGCATCTCTTGCGGGCATGCTGGCCCGGCCGATACTACAGCAGCCGAGAACATCTCTCGGTTGGGCAGCAGTCATGCTGCCGCACGCAGGGCCATCTAGCCTACGGCACTTGCAAGCCCCGTCCTTCAGGGCGGGGTTCATGACAGCGTATGCTCCGTGATTTCCGGTGGCGATTTAGGCACCGGCATCAACCCCAAGCGGTCGAATCTCTGCCATCTGCGGCGTATGCCGATCCTGATCCTGTTCATAGAAAACCGGACGGCGGGATATTCGTCGGCATGCTCGTCCATTTCATCCAGCAAACCGGCGTGCATGTAGCCGTTGCAGTTTTCGCGCAACCAGTCCTGGCCGACGCAGCAGTGCGCGCATGTGCGGAAAGTCTGTGGGACGCCTTCCCACACGCCAAACGTTCGGCGATATTTCTCGCCTGGGCAAATCCCGCGCCCACATTCATCGCATCTATGCAATATGCGCGCAGTGGGCTCTATGATGGAAGTTATGCTAGGCGGATCGTAATCAATCGTGCACACTTACATCGCCCTCCGTATCTCATCTTCGCGTTGCTTGTCGGTCAGCACTTGCCAAAACTCGAACGCGAACTGATCCGCGTCATCCCCCTCCCCCTCGCACTCATGCGTGCAATTCGCCGGCGCTTCCTGGCCGTGATCCTCGCCGTCGCAGTAGCATTCCTGGCCGCAGGATGGGCATTCGTGGCTCATGGCAACACCATCCTTCCGACCAATGGTCTGGCCCACATTTCGTGCCAAGATTCCTGCTTTGGGGCCTGCGCGATTTTGAGACAGGGCGGCGAATACCAGACGCATTCCTTGTCGGTCGTAGTGCCACCGGAATAGGTCAGCCGCCCGCGATCCCATTCGACCGCTTCCCACTCGGGAAGGTCATAGTCGCCGCGATGACCGCAGAGCGCGATGCGAAGGTGCCCGTTCTCTCGCGCCCACTTTTCGACCTCATCGGCAACGGGGGAACCGCCGCCGTACAGCCGCTCGTAAGACCGGTAAGGCGGGTCAAGAAAAACGGCCGTGTCATCCCCGCCAAAGTGATTATTGAGGCAGCGCGACCAGTCGCCGTGGACAATGCGGACGCGCTCCAATCGGTCAGCGAGATTGTGCAGCCAACGCCACGCCGTTCGGCCACCGGAGGTCAGCAGCGCGCCTTCGCCCCTCCCGGCGTCACTGGCGTGCGGAACCTTCCCTATCGCCTGTACGCCCATCCCGGCGTCACTGGCGTGCGGAACCTGCCCTATCGCCTGTACGCCCATCCCGGCGGAGGTGGCGTCGTCACCTTCCCTATCGCCTGTACGCCCCTCCCGGCGTTGCCCGCGTGCGGAACCTTCCCTATCCCATTCACACCAGCCGGAGCCAATCCAGCAGCATTGTCCCCACAGCCACCAGCCCGCCACCTTGGCGTCGCCCGGCCAGTCCGGGTCCTGCAATGCGCCACCGACGCGTTCCCGCTGCGCCATCAGCCAGCCGTGCCGCCCGCCAAGGTCGATATGCGACACGGGATAGTCGGCAGCTTCGGCAACGGCCGCCGGTTGATTTTTCACGGCCCGCCAGAAATTCGCAATGAACCCGCTCGCGTCGCATACGACCTCAAGCGCGGCAGTGCGCGGCGCGGCAAGCAACACGGCAGCTGACCCGCAGAACGGTTCGATGTATTGAGACGGCGACCCGAGCCGAGTCCAAACGTCGGCCGCAACTGACCGCTTCCCGCCGAAGTACGGAAAGGGTGCCAAAAGTGCCCCAGTTTTAGGCAAGGGAGTCATCTATATAATTCCCATTAAAATCATGGTGTCACATCCTCCAAAGCCCGCGACCAAGCGGCAATTTCTTCCTCAATCTGCTCGGCCCGGCGCATCATCGTTTGCGCATCACGCCGTAGTCCATCGGCGACTGCGCGGCGCTCTAATACAAACCCCGCCTTGTCAACATTTGACCAGCGGAAGCGGTAGGTTGGCAGGATTTCGTTGTCATCTGTCATTTAGACTTCTCCTTTAACAACTCGCCCTGCTTGAACGGCTGAGTGGTTTCGGTCACGTCACTACCTCCGGAAAAGCCACGCGCTCAAGAATCAACAGCCGACGCACTTTCGTCATTCCGGACTTCCTCCATCCAGCGGCCACAAAGCAGAATCCCGGATTGCTGCTCCTGACCTTTTTCTGATTGACGTATGTGTAATGCCTTTCACCAGGCCAGCAGAAATCAGCAATCGCGTCAGCTTGTCGGATAAGGTCACTCGATCGGTGAGGACTTTCGTTCCTGAACACCGCACAGTTGACGCCTTGTTGTAGGCTGTTATCTTTGAACTTCCGCCATACAAAGCAAGCGTCGCCGTCTCCGGTTCTGAGGACGATCTTTTCTCCAGGTCCGGCAAAAAGCCGCCGCCGCCTGCCGTCCTTGTATTGGTAGGCCGAGTAATGCCGCTCGTAGAGTGCAAGGCAGCAAGCGTCGCCGTCTTTGGTGAGATACCAAAGCGGGTCATTCACGACCCCGGGAAAGCCATGTGGCGCACGCCGTCGAGTTCCGGCAGCGATACCAACCGACCGTCGCGCATGTCCTGCTTGAGAAAGAACGCAACGCCCTGCGCGGCGCACGCATCGCGAATGTGGCGCATCGCAGTGGCCGGCGTCTCGCGTGCGTGCGGCCCGCTCTCGCAGCCTGCAATCAGCCAGTGGATGCCGGACAGGTCTACGTCGCCCAGGTGCGACAGGGCAGGCTCGTAGCTGACAAATCGCACGGCGGCCGGCGTCTGCCGAAGATCGTCAATGCGGTCTTTGCGCTGGCGGTCCTCGACGGAAACGCCAAGCCAAAGATTGCGTGGCGGATCAGTGCAGTTCTTTGCAAACCAATCGCGCATCCCTTCCGACCGCTTCGTGAGCACCTGAAACGTGTGCTGCGGTAGTTTGCAGGCGGCGACCACGACCGCCCATCGCGCTTTCTCGCTGGCGTCCGGATGAAACAGGTCCGACATGCTGTTGACAAAAATCCGCCGCCCTTTGCGCCATCCGTATGGCTTGCGAATAATGTGCTCGGGAGACTCCCGGACTTCACCAGTCCATATCGGACCGGCTTTGCTGCCATCGGTCAGCCCTTCATAGCCTGGAACACCCATGCGCTCCATACGCGCGGCCATTTTCATGGCATAGCAGTTTGTGCAGCCAGGCGACACGATGGTGCAGCCTCGGGTAGGATTCCACGTTTCGTCCGTCCATTCGATACCGCTCCCCACGTCCCTACGCCTCCTGGCTGCAATTCATGAATGTCCGGCATTCCCATACCTCGCGCGCCTTGTCGCCCACGCGCGAGCCCGCCTCCGCGCGAAACCCGCCGCACGTGTTCACTGCGCACAGGATCATGGAAACAATTTGCCTAATTCTGTCACTGTTGCCATCAACGTAACAAACAACGCGGTTGTCAGCATCCCAAAGCCACCAGCGTTCTGAGCCTTCCTCGCATGTCCAAGGCAGCGGCGCGCTCGGGCAAAGGGCTTGAAACTGCGCGTGCAGGTCGGGGCTTTCCACACGTAGGCTGGCCGGGTCGGGAGTCGTGAGGGGGGTGTCAGCGGTCATGCTCGTTCTTCCAATCAGTTTGCGTCGCGTCCAGTTCCGCCAGCCGTGCGCGGATCGCCTTGATGCGCAACCAGCGGCTGTTCGCCTCGATGCGTTTGGCAAACATTGCATCTTTCTGCCTCCGCAGCACGGACTCCTGCGAGGCCAGTATCTCCACCGCATCCTGGATGTGCTGAGCTAAGTCCGACCGGAGGTGCTCGCTGCACGCCGCGCCGAGGAAATGCGTGGCGAGGTCGTAGCAGGCGGGATCGTGGAGTTTTTGGGTCATGCTTGCATGTATCCGCCTGGTCCCCAATCGCGTTCGTTCGCGCCATACGTCACATCAACCGCCGTCTTGATCGCATCCCGGTGCTGATACCACCCGAGTTCGCGCGCTTTGACTTTTAGCGCGTCAAGCTCATCACAGAATTGAGTAAGCGCGTCGCCCATCTTGCGAATGAACGGTCCGTCGCGGTAGGTGCGCTCAATCTTGGGCGTAAACTGCGGAAAGTAGCTGTAGCGTTCGACGTATTCCAGTTGTCCGACATACATCTGGCCTTGGACCTGAACCTTGTATTTGTCGCCGAAGCCGTCGAAGTAATAGCCGGCGTGCGTGTTGGCCTTCGGGCACTTGATCTCAACGCCAGCGGCAACGCCGTTGATGAGCCTGTCTGGTGACGCGCCGCATCGTCCGTCGTCGGTAGTAATAAATCCGACCGCGCGAGTCTTGACACCCTGCGTGAATTCGTAGAACCGCACGGCCTCAGGTTCCAGTTCCTTGCCGCGCTCTACCCATTCAAGGTTGCTGATATCGTCCATGGATTCGCGGAGGCACCATTCGGCCAGCAGCTTCATCATGTATGAACGCGCAGACTTGGACAGCTCACCTTTGGCAGGTGTGATGATTTGATCAAATTCTGAGGCTGTGGGTATGCCCATGCGCAGTGCCAGCCACTCGGGCGAGCCCTGGACGACTTCGTGTTCGATCATGTGACGTTCTCCGGCGGACGAGGCTTGTAGGATGTCATGGCGTTGCGGGCTTTCGGCAAGTCCTTTTGCTGGATGTCTTCTATGGAGCGAACTTCCATCGCCACGACAAATTCATGCTCGGGGATTTTGCGCTTTTTTAGTTCGGCGGCGATCTTCTCGACGGTCTCCGCGTCGATATACTTCTTTCCGCCTTCGCGCCCGTCATCATCGGCGCCTTCGCGCACCACGTTGAAAAAGTTCTCAGTAAGGTATCTCTTGCCATAGCTGTTGGTGCTGCCAGCGGACTGGATGTTGTTTCGGCCCGGCCCGCTGTCCAATGGCAACACCATTGACACCGTGTCAGAGTGGCCGGCGACGTGGCGGAATGTGCCGTGCATGTTCACGCCACCGCCGTCTCTAATCCGCTCCTCCGAAGAGAACGTGTAGGAAAATCCGTGCTTCTGCGCAATCGGACGCACAACCGCATCGACGTCTTCCCAATTTGCGAAGGGAATGCTGCCTTTTCCCTGACCAAGTTCGATGGTGCTGTTTTTTTTGACGCGCGGCATTTCCGACTGAGCGGCATGAAGAGCGCGGTTGAACTGTCCCCTCGCATCGTCAGCCACAATCTCGCGCTGCATCCGCAAAAGGGCATCAAGTTTGTTGTGGTCAATGTCCTTGTTGTGCAGCGCCTCGGCGACGAAATTAAGCATACTTTCGGCGGGACTTAGTGCCGTGGACGGTGCGAGTGCAATCTCGGTTGCCGGAGCAATCCGGTCCAGGTCAGCGATGCGTGTATCTGCCATTTGCGCCTCAGTATTTGATTTCGACGGCGGGAATATCCCCGCGCGCCACAGCCACCACGACCGCGCGCATGCTCATGCCGCACCGTCCGGCCCGCGCCCTGTTACGTCACGCAGCACGTCGCCCATTGTCGCGCGGCGCCGGCTGGCGAGCGGAATAACCTCAGCGGGCAGCGCCATCACTGCAGACTGCGCCCGGCCCTCGGCCTGATCCGCGCGGCTGACCATCTCGGCAATGACGCGACCGAGAATGTCTGATCGCTCACGCTCGGGCAGCCATGTGAAGCGTGCGCGCGCCACGTTGATGGCCCAGATGCGCAGTTCGTTTGGGTCGATTGGAGCGGTCATGTCTGCGTCGCGCCCGCTCATTCTGCCACCTCGGCAAGCGCGGCAGAGGCTTTTGCAATGCGCGCCTCGTCCGCGTTTTTCTCGGCCAAGAATCCGACGCGGTGCGACACCCACTCGAACACGCGCTCACGCTCCTCGTCGGACAGGTGCTCCACCGCTTTGAGCACCGCGTGCATGCCCTCAAGCTCGGTGTCGTAGACATAGCATGACATATTTATATTCCTTTGAGTCTGGTGATTCCGGTGCGTTCTGCGGTCAGCATTGCGTAGCACGCCCTAACGACAGCGCTGCACGCCCTGATTTCTGCGGCGATCCACGCGGGCGCATCGCCTTCGGGGTATTCGTCCTGCAAATCGCTCAACGCTTGGATGCGGCGGCTGGCGCTGCGCAGGTCGTGCGGGAGCGCGGGGACGTTGTGGATGTGCACGATTATAGTTGCCTTTTGTCAACAGACGGCGCTGTGGCGCGGATCATGTCGCGGATGGCGATTGCTTCGTCTGTCCAGGAAAGCGCGATGGCTGCCGCGCTATTGTTTTTGGGTGTGTCGCCGGGGCGGATCGCGGTGAAAAAGATTTCACGCGGGCTACCACTGGCCGCGTGGAATATTACGCCTGGTGCAACGTCAAACGAATATCCGCTATACTCTTGATCAGGATATCGGGATTTGGCAAGCGTGCCCGCTAAACAAGCGCAATCGCCCTTGTATGTCGAGCCGTCGATGCGACCCTCCACAATAGCCGAACGCAAAAATTCCAGTTCGTCGGGCAGGCGCAAGACTTCCGCGAGAAAGTCTTGCTTGACGCCACCCAGGTTCGCGTCACCCAGGTCCGCGCCACGCAGGTTCGAGCCACGCAGGTTCGCGCCACGCAGGTTCGAGCCACGCAGGTTCGCGCCACACAGGTCCGCGCCACGCAGGTCCGCGTCACGCAGGTTCGCTTCACCCAGGTTCGCGTCACCCAGGTCCGCGTCACGCAGGTTCGAGCCACGCAGGTTCGCGCCACACAGGTTCGCGCCACCCAGGTCCGCGCCACCCAGGTTCGCGTCACGCAGGTTCGCTTCACCCAGGTTCGCGTCACGCAGGTTCGAGCCACGCAGGTTCGCGCCACCCAGGTCCGCGCCAATGGCAACAGCCGATTTTACGGCAAATCCCAGTTGCAGGCTTGCGCTCAATCCCGCCGCTTCTGCGGACAATTCGCACGTGTATTGGACCGCGCCCGTCCAGCGGTTTTTGATGCTGAATGTTGTCATTGGTCGGCTCCGGTGTTGATGCGCACAGTTTAACCGGATCGGTGAATTATGCAAGGGGGTGCTCAGAACTATTTTTGCGCCACCCCCTCTTGACGGATGTCACCGATATGGCGAATATCGGAACATGAAGCTCTCACAATACATCGATGACCGAGGTGTGGCCGTGGCAGATTTCTCGGATGCCATCCAGGTGACGCCGCAGACCGTGTATCGGTATCTCAGCGGCGAGCGGACGCCTCGGGGCAAGATGCTACGGCGCATTATCGAGGCGACAAATGGCGCGGTGGGGCCAGTGGATTTCTTGGAGCAGGACGGCGCGTGATGCCATTCGACGGTTCGGAGTTTGACCGCCATCGCCCTGCGGGTCCGCCAAACGGCGGCGCCTGGTGGCTCGTGTGGCCGACGATCTACTGTGCGGCGCTTGGCTACTGCGTGTGCGGGTGGTGGGGTGGCCGCGGATGACCCAAAAGAAACCCACGGCGGACACACCGCGCCGGTTTGCGCGCTGGTCCGATGAGGAGTTGACGCTGATAGAAAAGCTGTCCGCCGATGGCTGGTCGGATGAGCATATCGCCCAGGTGCAGGGGCGCAGCGTATATGCAATCGCGAAGCGTCTGGGTCGTGGAAAATACCCGCGTAATGCGTGCGAGGGACAGCAGGAGCAGCGGCAGTTTGAGCAGCGTGTGCGCGAGGCTTCCGCGCGGTTCGTGGCGGATTCGGACCGGATGTTGGCGCAGCGGTGTTTAAGGAGATCGGCATGACGCATCGCGTTAGACCGTCACACGAAGAGCCTGCGTTTCTGCGCAAGGAATTCCGTGGCGTCGTTATTACGGCATCCGACGATCCAAAATGTTTCGAATGGACGTATTTTGGCGGTCCCTGCGTCATGTGGCAAGCGAATTCCTGCGCGCCGAACTCCTCGGCGAAGCGCGTGATTGCTGGCGCGCGTTTTTCGCGAGCGTGGATCGTGCGGATTTGCCGATACAGTGGCATCTGGCGGACAAAGCGCGTGAGTTTGAGGCGCAGGCCGCAAATATTATTTCGTGAGGGCTTGCGCACGCAAGCGAATTGCGCGTTAATGTGGATGCTAAACATTTTGGAGCACACGACAGATGGCACGACATAGCGCAGCACTAAAGGCAGTTGAGGCGCCGGTGGAATCCAGCATTGTGGACGATGCTCGGCAAACCGACATCGAAGCCGCGGCGATTACCAAAGCGCACGAGCATGCGGCGAATGCTGCTACGGCTGTTTGCGGCACGCCGCCCCCCGGACCCGCGCCGGCGCCCGCCAAGCGCGGCCGCAAGCCTCGCGCCGATGCGGGCGTGCCTCGCAAATCGGCTGCGCCGAGCGGGCCGAAGCTGGTGCCCGCGCCCGTTCCAGTGGGCACCGTTCCGACGCCGCCGATGAGCGTGGAAGCCGCACTGGCGATGATTCCGCAGGGCACGGAGATGACGATCGTCGGCGCGACCTGGCACGAGGTCAACGCGGCGGCGGATGAGCTTGGTATCCGCGCGCACATCTGGACGCGGCAGACTGCGCACGGCGTCGATGTGGATCACCGATCGCATGGGTTTGATGCGATTTCCGAAATCGCATCAATCATGACATCCGATACGGAATAACGAGGTCTTCTGGAATGACTCGCGGCTACCCCGGCGACTCGCCGCTAGTCGTGACAATACCGGGTGAAATGCGCGGCAAAGGGAGGCCACGGTTTTCGCGTCGGGGTGGATTTGTCAAAGTGCACACCGACGAAAAAACAGCTAATGCCGAGACGTGGATTAAAGCCTGCGCGATTGACCAAGTTGGAATGGCGCTCCTTTCAGGCCCCCTGCGTGTTGAGCTTTCGGTTGGAGTTGCGGTTGCTGATAGTTGGAGCAAAAAACGCAAAGAGCGCGCGTTGATGCAACTTGATCACCCTACCGGGAAGCCCGATTTTGACAACGTTGCGAAGCTCGTTTGCGATGCGTTGAACGGAATACTGTGGAGGGACGATTCGCAAATCGTGGCTTGCTCGTTTCGGAAATACTATTCTGCGGCTCCCGTGGCCGAGTTGTGTGTTTGGCGCCTGTGAGCGACGACGATCTCCCCGCGCTGCAACCGCGCCCGTGTGAGACCTGCGGGACAGTGGCGCTGCCCCTGGCGATTTCGCCGGGTGACGAGGGCGATGCGTGTGATATGTTCGCGCTGACCCGGGGTGAGCGGACGCGCGCTTGGTGCTCTTGGGCCTGCTGCCCGTGGGCGCCACGGAGAGATTTTTAGCCCCATCGGATCGCGCCGCGGTGCTTGATCGGATCGGCCAGCTTCAAGAAACTTTCAGCGCATGACATGACCGGCCCGCAAATCCGCGCCTGGCGCCTCGCCCAAGGCTGGACGCAGGCCCAGGCTGCCGCCCGGTTTGGCATGTCCCGCTCCACGCTTCACCTGATTGAGCGCGGCCACACGCCCAGCACCCTCGCCGCTGGTCGCGTGGCCAGCCTCATCCGCCAGTGGGGCGACACGCCACCGCCACCAGACGACGCGCCGTCGCCTCAGCGCGGCAAGGCAGGCAGGCCACGCAATCATACGCCGACGCCGCGCGCGGTGGAAATCCGTGCCGAGCTTGCGCGCAATCCTCGGCTGACAGACGCCGACTTGGCGCGGTGGTCGGGCGTGACGCGCCAGGCAGTCGCGCAGCTAAGGCGACGCTGGGGGTTCTGACGGCCCCCTCTTCCGCGACGCAGGCCGCTTGATCCGCGCGCGACAATCATCCCAGCCAGGCATCACAGCATCCTCAGCGCGCTTGCTCAGCCGCTTGCCGTGACGATCACGCACGTCGGCGATGTGCAACAGGTCCTCGATCAGGCCAGGGTAACGGCTAAGAGCCCATATGAGCACGACCGTGTGACGGTGGGGCTGACGGGTTCCGCGCCGCAAATCCTCAAGATGCTGGTCGCTGATCTGTAGCGCATGTGCAAGCTGCGCGCCCGTAAGCCCCTTAGATAGGCGTAAATTTGAGATTGTTAGCCAATTCTCGCCCCGCGCTGGTCGAGTGCCGTAATGCGCAGGTAACGGGGTTTTGTGGGGGGTCTTGCGAGGGAGGTGCTTTGACGACGGCGCTTGCCACGCTGTCGTTGCGCTGCCGCTCATGCTTCGCCCCCTCGTTCAGTGCAGGACCAGTGTCCTACGTCCAGTATCCGGCCAGTATTGGCCTAGGCATTTAATCCGTTACGCTTAGGCAAGTCGTTGATATCGCTGGGTTTCCAAAGTCTTAGAAGATCAATTATGCCAACTCACTTCCGCGTTACTTTGCTAAACTGTTGATATCGTTGTCATGGGCTGCGGCGGCTGTCAAGCGCCCTGTCGAGATGGTGCCGGTTGGCCGACCTGCTGACCGGCTGGCTCACGCCGATTCGTTGCGCTTGCACAGGATAGGTCGCTGACGTGTCCTACAGCGGCGTAACGCGCTGGTCGCACCTACCCCTGCTGACAAGTGGACTACGCGGCCTGGCGGTGCCTCTCCGCCCGCTGGCGGGGCATGTGGCGGGTCGATGGGGGTTTGGGGTCCCTGGCCTAACTCGGGATTTTTTCGCCCGGCGGCGTGGGGGATCGAAATTTTGATCGACCCCCCGACAAACTGCGCCCCATTTTGGTTTTAGGCAAGCCCAGCCTCATGTTTCCGCCGAAACTCCCCTGGTGTCATTGGCTGGATTTCGCGGTGATTCGGGATGTTTGCTCGTTTTCTGACTTCTGAGAGTTGCTGATCTGTCAACGGCTTTGTTGGATATGGTGCGAGCTTCTGCTGTGGTTGTTCGGTGTAGTGCTCCCGGATTCTCTGCATGCACCTCTCGACGTGTTGAAGCTGCTCTGGACTGGGTTCTTCCCGATCCGGGATGCGTGGTGCGGGGAGGTATCCGGCATTGATCGGCCTGGCGTCCTTGACCGCTTTTTGCAGGATTGGCGAGATAACCTTCCAGTCTGGGATTGGCCCGAATCTTTCTGCTGCTGCTATTTGCCTGGCAGTATCTGGAGTAAACGCCACGTGATTGAACGTTTGAAGATGCGGTCTTAGGATTTTGAGTGCTGGAATTACGGATGCTGGATACATTGGGTTGAGCAATCCAGCTAACGTGCTGATCCACTTATCGATTTCGGTCATTTTGCGATCCTGAGTTGCGGTTTTGGTTTGTTCTGCCCTGGCTCTTCCTGTTCGAGGAGTTCGAACATTTTCCTGACACTGTCTTGGTGTTTCTGTTCCGGTGTGGTTTTCCGTGCGTCTGCGGCGGCGATGAGCCAGGGGACCGGGTCGATGGGCCGGAGGTCTCGAGCCTGGTCGAGGATGGCGAGCAGGGCGGCGCAGTCGTCGCCGAGGGGCTTGAGCAGCCGGCCGAGGAGGGACCGGGCTCGGTTGGCATCCTGGCCGGTGAGAGTTCGGAGGGTGGCGAGGCCGTCACGCCATAGCGTGTCTCGGGCGTTTTCCGGCTGGGGTTCTGGTGGGGAAATCTGTTCCTGTTTTGTTGCGCTTTGCGCCGACGAAGTCGGAACTCTTTCTTCTTCTTTCCTGTCCTCTCCTTTCCTTTCTCCCAGGACAGGTACGGGGACAGATGGGGGGACGTCCCGGTCCTGTCCCTGGTGTTGTCCCGGTCCCTGTCCCGGTGGACGGGACGGGGACGGGTGCGGGGACAGGACCGGGACGGACTGATCTGGATTCTGGTCATCCCTTTGTTTTTGGCGGTATTTCTGTTTCTTCTGGCGTTCGTATTTTCGGCGTTCCCATGCCTCGATTGCTAGGATCGCCAGCATCGGGTGATACAGGCGTCCGTCTGAACAAAGCACAAATCCGTGGAGGGAAATTTCCCGATTTTTTTTGAAATTCCGGACGTTTTCTCCGAAATCTGCGAGCCTTGCGAGGGCAACGTCGTCATTTGGCAGGCTGGCGGCGGGGCATTGCTTCCACGCTTGCCACCACAATCGGTGCGCTGCCATGAACGCCCTGGGGTTCGAGAACGCCAGTTCGTAGAAGGTGCTGCTGGCCAGCCGGTCGCCGAAATAGGGCATGAACTCGAAGCCGCGGAGGTCGCAATCCGGCGGTGTCATGGGTTCCGGAACGTCGCTCATAGGTCAAAACCACGCTGCATCGTGCGGCTTTCAAGTTCAATATTCCATGCGATCGTCGCCCGAAGGGAGCATTCCGGGCAAGCGTCAACCTCAGCGTGGGGGGATGTGGATAAGATGACGTATCCTCGCCCCCGACACTGTTGACAGACTTGGCTGGCGGAATCGCGGCCGTTATAGGGTGCGTAAGGCATGGCAAGAGGCATCCTTGTTTGTGTCCAGGCCGGGTGACGGCGGTCGAACGCCTCCCCGGCCGATCCATCACGCTATTGCGAACGCGGGCACTTCTGCAATAGCGTCAGGCTTATGGCAGAATGGACCCGCGTTTCGTCGAGCAACCTGCACTCTGTCCGGTATGACCCGGACAAGGCGGACCTTTTCGTGCAGTTCAAGAACGGCAAAATCTACCGCTACAGCGGTGTTTCGGCTGCCGAGCACGCCGATCTGATGGGAGCGGACAGCGCTGGATCGCACTTCGCGAGCAACATCCGCGGCCGATACGACGGGGTCGAGGTTTGATTGAGGAGGCCGACCCCCGGCGCGAGCTGCTCAGCCAGATCATCACGGATCGGGTGGCGGCGCACCGTCTGCTGTTCAAGCGGCGTCACTCTCTGAAGACAGCGCCGGCGCATGAGGAAGTCATTCGGGACATGCACGGACCGCATCCGCGCATCGTATTCAAGGCGTTTCGCGGATTTGCCAAAAGCACGCTTGCTGAAGAAACAGCGCTGATCAAGGCGGGTCTGCGCGAGTTCCAATACTGCGTGATCCTCGGCAATACTTACACGCGCGCCGCACAACGCCTTGGTTCGATCAAGCAGGAAATCGACCAGAACCCCTATCTGAACGGCGCGTTCGGCGACTTGCGCGGCACGGTTTGGAACGAGGGCAAGATCCAGCTCTCCAACAACGTGATTTTCGAGGTTTTCGGCGCCCGGCAGTCCATGCGGGGCGCCAAGGAGACGATCAGGCCGGATTTCGTGCTCATCGACGATCTGGAAGACGACGAATGGGTGAAGTCCCCGGACGCTGTCCAGGAGAACATGCGCTGGTTCATGTCCGAGTTCCTGCCGGCGCTGGCACATCCGCTTCGCACGCCCATCCGGATGCTTGGCACGCCGTTGGCGGAGCGGTGTCTTTTGAACCAGTTGGCCGCGGCCGAAGGTTGGGTCGAACGGTGTTACCCTGTCAAATACATCGACGACGAAGGCAAGTGGGAGACCGCCTGGCCGGACAAATACACGCTGGAGGACATCGACCGCATCGAAGCCGCTTCGGCGGCCATGGGCGAGCACCGCTCGTTCATGCAGGAATATATGTGCGAGTCCGAGGCAGATTCAGACCGCATGTTCAAGCCAGGCATGTTCATCTACGAAGAAATGCGCGTCCGCACCTGGCAGGCGGTGTATGTCATGGTCGATCCGGCGCGAACCACGAACAAGGGCTCTGCGACGACTGGATGGGCGGTGTGGTCCTGGGCGCCTGGCGGCAAGCTGGTGGTCTGGGAATGCGATGGCGCGTTCCTCCAGCCGTCCGAGGTCATCGACCTGATGTTTCGGCTGAACGAGGAATACCGCCCGGTGCTCGTCGGCGTGGAAGAGGATGGTCTCAACGAATGGATATTGCAGCCGATCCGGGAGGCGCAGGTGCGCCGCGGGGTGATTCCGCTTCGTCCGATGCGGGCGCCACGCGGCAAGATCGACTTCATCCGTGGACTTCAATCCTATTTTGCTGCGCGGACTGTGGAGTTCGCTGGCACTGCGGCGCGGTTTTCAAACGCGGTTGGGCAGTTTTTGAGCTTTCCGCGCGGCAGGATCGATGCGCCGAATGCTCTGGCGTTCGCGTCTCTCTTGCGGCCTGGTGAGCCCGTCTGGCCGGATTTTTCGCCCGAATGCGTGGCTGATGACGTGCCCCGGCTGCCGCACCGGCCTGTGTGGCTCGCCTTGAACGCCGATGGCGCATGGGTGACCGGGCTCCTGATCCAGGAGGATCGCGGAATCACCTATGTTCTGGGCGATGCTGTGGCCGAGGGTAGTGCCGGCGATGCCGTCGAGGACATGGTGCGCGAGTTCGCGCGTTGCGCGCGAGACCTGCGGATTGTGGTTCCGAGGCTGCATTTCGACAAATGGCGCAACGTCGGGCTCGCCCAAGCATTGTTCGCTTTGGGAAAGACCCCGCAGGCCGGCGCGCCGCCGGAGCGCGGTCGGGCCGAGATACGCGAGGCGCTCCGCCGCCGCGTGCGCGGCGAACCCGGCCTGATCGTGTGGGGCGGGGCGCGTTGGGCATTGAATGGCCTATCTTCCGGTTATGCGTACCCGGTTCTCCCAGGTAACGTGGTAGCGACAGAACCCTCTCGCGGCGTCTACCGCTGTTTGTGCGAGGGTCTGGAAGCGTTCGCCGGTCAGGTCCAGGAGGAAAACGACGATGAGGGTGCTCGCTATGCCTATAGCCGAGACGGCCGCCGTTACCGCTCTGCGCTGCGATAGTTTCGTCATGTCGAATGACTGGACCGCGCTGACCAGCAAGGATCAAACCGAACGCATCTGCGTGCCGATCGGTGACAGCCGTGGTCATGAGACGTTTTCTATGAACTGCTGGTGCAAGCCCTATTTCGACAAAAACCCTGAAGGCCACTACGTGATGGTCCACAACGCCCACGACAGGCGTGAAATGTATCAACTCGGTTTTTTGCAGGTTTCTTGAGGTGGCAAAGGATATCGACAGGAAAACAGAACTTTCGAAGATAAAGTCGGTAAGGGAAGACCTTCTGAAGACTTACAGGGGGATTCTCAAGTCTTTCGAGGAAAGCGACGACCGAATCAACAAGAACATGGATTACTGGGACTGTTTCAACTGCGAACTCGGCGGCGAGCAATACTACAACGGAACCAGCCAAGCGTATGTGCCGATCGTGCACGATGCGATAGAGGCCCGCAAGACGAGATTTACCAATCAGGTATTTCCGCAATCCGGAAACTATATAGAAGTGGTGACCGATGACGAAGAATTGCCGCACGCTCTCGTGGCGCTCATCGACCATTACATCGACCGCGCTCACATTCGCGATCTGGTCATACCGGCGCTTTTTGTCGCCGGAGACATCGAGGGACAATACAGCATCTATTGCGACTGGCGGGAACGCAAGCGCTACGTGACGACGCGCGTTGTGCAAGGCCCTAGCGTCGAAGGATTGCAGATGTCCGCCGATGACGTGGACGAGGACGACCGGGTCGATGATATCCGCGAAGAGGTCGTGCATGACTTCGGGCCGCACGTTGAGATCATTCCCGACAACGACCTGATGATTGTGCCGATGATTGCCGATTCGATAGACGACGCGCTCTACACGCATGGCGGTTCCGTGACGATCTTGCGCCGCTGGTCAAAGGCGATGATCCGAAAGAAAATTGACGAAGGGGCAATCCTGAAATCGGCAGGGGAAGACCTGCTGGACCGATTGGAAGCGTCCGGCAAAGCCGTGCAGGATATGCCTCGCCGGGATACGATGAAAGACCACGTTGACGCGGCGGGCGCCAAATCCGGCGGCAAGTACGCACTGGTCTATGAGACCTGGAAGCTGATACGCGTTGATGACGTGATGCGGCTGACCCAAAGCTTCTTCGGCGGCGACGATCTGGTGATGGGATGCCGGCTCAACCCTTTCTGGTGCGATTTGTGCCCGCTGATCTCCGCGCCGGTGGACAAGATCGGGGGTTCCTTCAAGGGCATCTCGAAGGTCGCGCCAGTGGAGAAGTTGCAATACGCAGCGAACGATTACCTCAACGAAGGCGCTGACAGCGCGCATTATGCGCTGATGCCGATCATAATGACCAACCCGCTAGACAATCCGCGAACCGGGTCCATGGTGCTGGACCTGGCAGCAGTTTGGGAGGTCAACCCGCAGACCACAAAGTTCGCCGAGTTCCCGCCCCTCTGGCGCGACGCCTTAGCGCTAGTGCAATCCTTGACGGAGCAGATTTTCCGCACGCTGGGCGTGAACCCGTCGATGATTGCCCAGAGGTCTAGTGCGAAGAAACCGACGCAAGCCGAGATCGCATCCGAACAGGCAATCGACATTCTGACGACGGCGGACGCGATCATTCCCTTCGAGGCCGGGATCCTCACGCCGATGATCCAGCGTTTCATGGAATATGACGCCCAGTTCCGCAAGCAGGGAATCATGGTCAAGGCGTTTGGGCGCGAGGGCCAGAAAAGCCAGATGCAGGAGGTTCCCCCTCAGCAGCGCGGCAACCGCATCTGGTTCAAATGGTGGGGCGTCGAGCAGGCCCGCTCGGAGCGGCAGATGCAGTTGCAGATGGCCGGGCTGAACGTGCTCAAGGAAATCCCGCCGCAGGCCCTAGGCGGGCGCCAGGTCAATCTGGTGCCGATCATCGAACGCTTTGTCGAGAACGTGTTCGGCCCGCGGCTTGCTCCAAAGATTTTCCCGCCCATCGAAGACATGATCGGGATGCAGCCGCAGGAAGAGAACCAGCTTCTCCTCCAAGGTTTCGATCTTCCGGTATCAGCGGCCGACGATGACCGCGAACATATCCAGGCGCACGTACAGGCGATGCGCGGCGCTTCGTCGCAGGCGCAGCAGGCTCTGAAGGCTCACATCTGGAAGCATCAGCAGCAGATGGCGATGAAGAACCAGGCGCACGCCCAGCAGATGCAGCAGGGCGGCGGTCAACCGGGCGGCGGCGCTCAGCCCAGGTCTGGCGGCATGTCGTCAGGCCCGCGGCAGCAGGGTCCGGCCGGCATGATGCACAGCGATGACATGCCGGCCGGAATGCCGCGCAAGACGGCCTAATTGTCCAAAAAATCGGCAGCCTGACCGGCTTTGATGCATGCCAGCAGTTTGGTCAGCGTCTCGGCCTCGCGCTCACGGAACCCATTCTCGCTGATCTTTGTCGTGGTGGTCAGCACGTTGGCAGCCGTGGTTGCTTGCAGCTTGGCAAGCTGCATGAAACCTTCGGTGCCCTCCAAAAGCGGAATGCTCAAAATCTGGCGTTGCTTGTCCAGTGCCATTTCGGTGAGGAGTTGCTGTTTTGCTAGGAGGTCGCCCGGTACGTCATCCCACTGGCGTATCCGTTTGCCTGAAGGTCCGACAACTGCCAGCTCAGCCGTCGTCCGATGTCCGTTCGATACATCGGGCTGTTCGGCAGCGATATCCTGTCCAACACCTGGTATGCATGCCGGCGGGCCTCTTCCACCGTCTGCCCGGTCCCCGAGGCCACCAGGATATACGTCCCCGCCGTCACCCAGATCGGCGCATCGATGATCGACTCCCCTATCCGCTGCGGCGCCTTTCCCAGCGCCATTTCGCACGGGTGGACGTGGGGCAGCACGCTTGGTTTCAGGCCGTAGATCGGTATCCCCGACACATCCTGAATCGGCAGTTTGTTGAAGGGGTAGTCCGGGATTGACAGCACCACCCCGCACGCCAGTTTTTCCAGTACCGCCGGGCTTTGCTTTGCGACCCCTTGCGCCAGGTTTAGCAACCATTCTGCCGGGTCTCCTTCGTGCACCGGCTGTTGAATGTTAAACGTTGGCCAGCCCGGCCGCATCGTAAATTCGAGCGGCCAGGGCACGCCACGCTGATCCACGATGCAGTTCACGTCGATGTAACCGACGTAGCCCGCCCGCGCCAAGTCCGGGGAAAACGGTTTGAGCACGCGATCGGCTAGCTTCGACTTTGCTACGTAGCGCAGGATCGTACCCTGCTCTCCCGTGTTGGGGCCGCGGTCTCCGTCGCATAGTTTCTTGAACTCGAAGTTTTCGCACCAGCCCCGCATGAACCCCGCCGGCCCGAACCAGCCGCCGACAGCCATCTCTATGCCCTCAATCTTCTCCTGAAGAATGAACGGCGCCTTGAGTTTTCCAAGCTTTTTCCATCGTTGCAGCATGTAGATCAAGTCTTCTGGCGTTTTTCCGACGTAAGATAGTGCCTTGTCTGCGTCTCCCGATGGCTTGCTGACAAAGGCGCGGTCCTGTTTTTTGACGTAGGCGATCGCCTGGTCATAATCAGTGAAATTCTTGGACGGTGACACGTCGATGCCATGGCTGCGGAACAGCGCCATGCCGCGGTCGCGGTCCAGTTCCCAGTCGGCGGTCTCCTCGGTCGCAGCAATGATGGCAGGATGATCCGGCTGGCGGCGGATCACGTCGAGGTCGCGCAAATATCGCGTGTTGTCGGAGACGAAGACCATGTCCGCCCAGCGCATCCAAGGCTGCCATTCCGGAACCTTTGGCACCAAACCTTTGCCAACCGGGTCAGTTCTTGGCCTGTCCGGCACATACCATTTGACCTGATGGCCCGCGTCGATGCAGCGAAGCGCCCAATCCAGCGCGTTCGCCTGCGCATCAAGTATCAGGATTCGCATTCTTCGTCTTCCACGTCGGGCGCCTCGTCCGGCTCGTCCACCGGATCGTCGCTCTCGTCTTCCTCGTGGATCGGCGGCGGGTCAACCGGCGCGTTCACGGCGGGATCAAAGTCGTCTTCTGGTCCGCTCACTGGAGATATTTCCGCCAGGATTGGGTCAGATTTGCCTTTTCTTGCTGCGGAAGTTGCGCTTGGCCTTCTGGCGTTCCTTGCGTCTTGGCGGGTTGAGCCCCGCGAATGACTGATCGAGGCGCAAGCGACAGCAAAGCCTGAATTTTGGTCATGGCTCGTGTCACGCCAGCCGGTCCTGATGCCACATCCTTGGCGAGAGCAGCCAGAACGGCGCGATTGAACATAGGAGACGTTACAAGTTTCGCAATTCCTTCGGTGATGAACTGCCGCTTTCCGGCTGGCGTCAGTCCTTCAAGACCAACCGGCTCCGCACCCAACACCGATCCGGCAGAGAATCCGGGCATCGAATGCGTCGCAGGCCCTCGAATCACAGACAGTCCGTCAGCAAGTTTTTTCAAGTCCTGCGCCATACCGGCCGGAAACAGAATTGCTTGTTGCTTAGGCGTCAAACGTCCAAGGGTTGTCAAAAGCGTTCCCGATCCCTGACCGCGGGACAGAGGAGCCAAAACCCTCTGAAGGGCATATTTTTGAAGAACGGGCATTGCCTGGGGAAACCGTCGAGCGGCTTCTTCAAGAAGTTCTTCGCTATCCAGGACCCTGGACGCGGCTTTTTCGGCAAGCAATTCAGGATCGCGAAGAAACTTCATCATGTCTGCGGACAACCGGCCACCAAACGCCTTCTCAAGCTGTGCGATTCTTTCTTTTGCCGGCTTGAGAAACGCCTCCATGATTTCCATGGGTTTTTTCTTGGTCAACTCGGTGATCTTGTCCTGGATGCGGTTGGCGGCTTCAAGCGCTCTCATGAAGCCATCTCTCTGCATGATCCCAACCGGATTGAAAGACGAAATCGGAATGCTTCCGCCTTTTGCCGC